ACCTGTCCTCAGCGAGCACAACGTACTGCTCTGTGGCATCACGGTTGATCGTGTGGATGTAGGAACCGGACGCAGAACCTGCGCTGACCTTGGCACTATGTAGGGATGGAGGACGCTTGACGTTTCCCTGCACCAGAGAAGACAGCGCGTTGAGCTGGGCTTCCCCTTGCGAGGACATACGCATCGTGACCGCCTGCTGGCTCACCCCATTCATGAGGTTAGGGAGCTGTTCAGAGATGAGGGGCATTGAGGATGTTTCCTTTAACGGAGGTGGCTGAACTCTGGGGTATCCCTGAGCATGTTCAGATCAAGGTCATCAGAGTGTCGTTGGATGAGCGTCACACGCGCCATTGCTTCATCGCGGGCGGTGTACTTGTGCAGTTCCTCAGAACCCACTTCGGTATCGATGAGTTTACGGCAGGCGCGGTAGGTGATGTAGTAACGTGCTGCCTCTGGAAGCTCGTCAAACGGGAGACCAAAGATGATCGTCGCCTCTAGTGCATCAGTGAATGTGTATGTGTGGTTCTTCCGGTCATACGCACGGGAGCCTCGCTGCACAGGGTGTACAGAGAAGGTAGGCTTGAAGTCCACGCTCAGGGCGTTTGCAGGGATGTTGATCTCGCCGCTCACAGAGAGAGGGAGGGGGTAGTCTGTCTCTGTGTTGAACTCCCAGCCTTCAAGCTGGACAGCGTTGTTGACCTCAGAGAGAGTTCCGACTGCGTTAGGAATGTCGATGCCTTCATCAGACGACAGGGACGACACTGGTGTCTCACCGATAGCCCGAAGCATCTGGTTGATTGCCTCCAGCTCAGTGGTAGGCGTTGGGTTCTGGAGGGCCATGAGGCTCGTCCCTTTCGTCTAATGAAAAAAAAGGGACCAACGCGATTAAGCATCAGTCCCTTGGTTATTTATCGTAGGAGGTGGTGGTCGCCCTTAGGCAACTACACCTGTGGCCACTTCGATGGCGCACTCAGGACGCAGAGAGCCGGAACCCATCGCGTACTTGCCGACCATCATTGTACCTTGGTACATCAGTTCGAAGTCAGCACCAGACTGTTGCATCGCAAGGTCCATCAGTTTCACAGTACCAGCTGCAGCCTTCTGGAAGATCAGGCCGACAGTCGTGGAGAAGTCACCGTCGTAGGTGTTGTTCTCGCCAGCGACAGCCGCGACGACACCGGAAGGGATGTTGTTGGACTTGTGGATTTGGATGTTTGCGATCTCAGGCAGGGTTGCTTTCGCGTACTCACCACGGCCACCCCAGTCTTTGTTGAGGTTGTCCTTGTGTTGAGCCAGCAGATAGAACTGAGCAGGCTTGAAGGTTGCATAGCGCTCACCTTCCCAGACATCTTTCTCGTCGAAAGTCTGAGCGGCGTCGAAGAACATCGCGGACAGAACCGAAGCATCGGTCGCAGCTGCAGCATCAACCAGACGTGAGCCACCGGGAAGATCGTCGATCTTGTTGGCGGAACGTGCAGTCAGTGCGATAACGCGGGCGATCTTCTCGTCGAACGCACGAGACAGAGCAGCACCAAGTTGCTTGGAGTACTCAGAACGAACGTCGTAGTGGTTCTTGGCTTCTTCCAGTTCGTCGATGAAGACGTTGGAGATCAGCTTGTCGTCGATGTTGATTGTGGTTTCGGCGTGTTTGATCTTCTGATCACCGAGGATCGCGGTGCCTGCAACGTGATAGCGGGCGACTGCTTTACCAGTGTGGTTGAATGTCGCTGCTTTGCCCGAAGTGATAGTACGGACTTGGTGCAGAGGCATGAAGATGTTCAGCTCATTAAAGGCTGTCAGAACTTCGCCAGTGAATTGTGTGCGGAACAGCGCGTTAGCTGCTTCGTAGTCCGCAGGAGTAGCGGCGTTGACTACGCCGAGTTGGGACAGAATAGGCATGGTGTTATCTCAATATGTTTGATCTACAGGGAATTGCTCCTTGTTGACTACACACTTGCGTCGGCAGGGTTGTCCTCCGCAGAGGGCCAAGCTTGCTTATGCTTGTCTTAGGTGCCAGCTCGACTATGACGAAGTCGATGGTGGCTGCTGTGATCTGTTATATTGAGGTGGTGTTGTTGCCCAGAGAGATCGCCGGGGTCAGCCGCGAACTGACGCTTTCAGCCGTGTCTCTCTGTGCAATGGTGGAACTTAATTGGTATGGCCCACTACTTGCGGGCGACACCTGTCATTTTCTCAGCAGTCCGAAGAGCACCGAGGCCGAGCATACCCATAAGAACAGGGGCAAGGACACTCCAGTCGAACTTAGGAAGTCCTGAGAGATCGATGACCTCGTCAGTGAATGCCGTGTAGTAGATGAAGTAGCTCTGGATGATCGGGAACACGATGAAGGACAGACACAGTGCAACTGCACAGGTCCACCCCACAAAGGGACGCCAGCCTGAGACGAAGAGGCTGCTATGTTTAGCCTCCTCTGAGTTCACTGCAAGCTGCGCAAGCTCACCACGGTGGGCAAGCTCAAGCAACTTCAGCTTGGCGTTAGAGCGTTCCTCAGGGGTCGTGAACATCTCGTCGATGATAGGGGCAAAGCTCCCCACCAGTCCGGCGATGCCATTGAGGGTGCTAGGGTTCATCGTGTCTGTACCACGTTTGGAGACTTCATCAGCTTCGCCGCAACCTTGTCACGGAACGTCTGCGAGGTCTTGTACTCTGGCTTACGCATGTCCTCCATCATCGCAGCAGCAGAAGCATAACCACCCTCAGCAGAGGGAGCACGACCACCAGCATCCAGAGGCGCTTCAGTTCCTATATCCTTGAGGTAGCTGGCCTGTGCCACCTTCACAGCGTTCTGCACACGAGGCATATCACCGCTGTTGATCTCGGCATTGTAGGCTGCTTTCTCAGCATCACTCCAGCTATTGCTGACGTGGTCTTGGATGGTTGTGAACTGTGCGTCACCCCCAACCGATGCCTTGATCTTGATGATCTGGGCTTCTGTCACAGCGTTCTGGTTCGTCGCCGCGTTCTCAAGACCCTTGAGGTACGTGTCCGTCATCGCCTTAGGGAACCCTGCTTTCTCCAGAGCTTCGTATGAAGCATCACTGAGCTTCCCTGCGTTGGCGGTGTACTCCTTACGGACATCGTCGAGGTTCAGGTCTGCAGCTTTCAGTGCGTTCGAGACTGCTGGTCCATATGGACTTGCATCCTCAACATCACCCTCAGGCGTCTCAGCTGCAGGGGCTACCTCAGCAGGCTCCTCTTCAGTCACTGGTGGTTCTGCAGGCTGCTGGGATTTCACACCCAGCTTTGTTTCCAACTCAGAGTAAGCCTTGATCAGGTCTTCCTGTGTCTTGAACTTACCTGCCAGAAGAACCTCACCCTCTGTAGCTTCTACAGGCTGACCTTGGATCGTCACGTGGGTCATGTCTGGTGCAGCTACTTCGGGGGTCGCTTCAGCAGTGCCTTCTTGCGTCACTGGTGTTGTCATGTTCAGTAGTCCTCACGTGTTGCGCCGCTAGGCATCTTCTGGGTGGATTGGTCACGGACAGCCGTAGACAAGTCACCGGGGTTACTCAGCACAGGGCCGATAGCAGCCTCAGATGCCTGTGGAGGGATCGGGGTGTTCTTTGGCTTACGCGCCATTGGGTATTCCTTCTTGAGGGGGTGGGATCATTCCAGCCATCTGGCCTTTGGCAGCACCGCCGAGTTGTTTAAGCATCTCAGGTGCAAGCTGCTGTTGCATTGCAGTATCCTGTGCAGCCTTCTCTTGGGCTTTCCGTTCTTCTGGATCGATCAGGAGGTTCTCGGTTTCAATACCGTCAGCGACTGCTAGGCGGCTGGTCAGCTCATCAAGGTTGATGTACTTACCGAGGCTCTCTTTGCCTACGATCTCAGCTAATGCCATAGCGTACCGCATCAGTTTCTCACGGTCATGGCCACGGCCAAGGGCTGCGAAGCCTGTCACGATTGCTGGTTCAACGGTGTCGGGGAGCTTAGGGATTTCCCCAGCCTTACGCATAAGGTGCATCCGACGTTTCACATAAGGTAGCTGGAAGTCTTTCGAGAGGATGGAGTAGATGCCGCCGAGGCTGTCATCCAGCTCTTGGGCAACGAAGCGTACCTCTTCAGCTGTCACTCGTTCTGCGTCACGCATGACTTCAGAGTTGAGCATGAAGGCCAGCGCAAGGCGGCTTTCAATTGAGCGGATCATGTTCTCAGCAACACGAAGGTCAGAGGCCTTGTCCATACGGAGGACAGTCACATCTGTAGCGACCCCCGGCTTCACTGAGTTGTTCTCAGCCTTAGCGATCACGGATGCTTTGGTCACACCATGTGGGTTGACGAGCCACACAACCTTAGACCCTGCAATAGCAGCGTCACGCACGGCTGTGGTTAGTACCTCAAGACTGTCGAGGTCACCCATGTACAGCTCTACATAGCTGCGCCCATAGTTCTCTCCATCGACGCGCACGAAGCGGAGGAACATCCAAGGATTGGCTTCTTCAGGAACGTCGCTCTTTGTTCCAGCAACGATATGTCCTTCGACTTCTTGATGCCACTTAGCTCTGCCATCAGACACAGTGACGTATGTGTAGACCTTCACTGTGCGTTCAATGGTGTCCTTGCCCGCAGCTGTTGCGGCCATGGTGATGAGGCGCTGTGCCTCCTTCGACATTGAAGCTGGCGACATGTCCTCACAGATGATCGCTTCTCGTACACGGCCATCAGCATCGCGGACGACCACATACTTGTTCAGGTCATAAAGACGGGAGCCTTTCTCACCGACGAAGTACGCCACATTGCCTACTACGGCCAGATGCTTAAGTGCCTCTACGGTGGTCGTCAGGTCGCCAGAGTTCTCGACAGCACGTACAACGCCACGTTCGATAACCGCTAGACCCTTCTTGATCTCCGTCTCTTGTTTACCATTGCCTTCGCTCTTGAGTTTCAGGGTGTTGATGTTGAGCTTGAAGAATGGTGTGTTTGTGGGAAGCAGGGACATTGCCATCTTAGACGCCAGCGTGTTTACACCACGCGCACCTAAGCTCTGGTTGGGGTCTTTAATGTCACCGCCCTGTGTAGGGTTCTTGCCCTGCATGAATAGCATAGGCAACGTCAGCTTCGCAGCCTTATCACCCCTGCGGATAAAGTGTTCACGATCAGGGGTAAGTTCAGCATAGCGGCCTGCTGCCGACCCCACACCGGGATTGGTTGTATCAGTCATGTGATTTCCTTAGTGGAGGGAGGGCTGCGCGACTATCAGACTAGACGTGCGAGTAAGCTGCCGAAGCCGCCACTGCCTGTGCTCTCTGGTGCGCCGGGGACGTTCAGGTCCACGCGGAGCTGGTCGATGCCGTTACGGCTTGTAGACTGCGCATCTGGTTTGTTTGCTTGGGGCTTGGTTCCTGCACTCTTAATACTGCCTGCAGTCTCTGAAGCAGCGGGTGGTGCTGGAGGAACGGGTAGCGGATCGGGGATATCAGGTCCACACATTGGGGTTCTCCTGTTGTTCCTCATAGGCTGCGCGTAGGTGACGGATCACCACCTGATGACCGAAGACCTTCATAGGGTCACTCTTGTCAGGGTCTGCTGCGCGGTCTGGGAATTGGGTTTCGAGGTACTCAAGAAGCGCCTCATCAATAGTAGGGCAAAGGTCTCGCATTAGATGCTCCTCTGGAATGGTGGAACTCAATGGGTGGTGCGGGAGGGTGTCTCGTCTGTGACTACAACGGTGACTGTCTTCTTGTAGACAGCCCCGCATGTGCATTTGATCACAGGCTCACCGAAGTACTGCCGAGATATCAGGACTTGGCAGTGGTTGCATTTGAACTGCATCAGAGGTCTTTCCCCTCCAAGTGCATCTTGCGAAGTCTGCCGAGGAATAGCTCCATCTTGTTAATGTCATAGAGCACGTCCACGCCCTCCTTCTCACCGAGGCGATACAGAGCCTTGAACATGTTCCCACGGGCGAAGCTCATGGCACGGTGTTCAATCAGATCGTTCAGTTCCGTGGCACCCTTCGGGAGGAAGTAGT